CCTGCTACTGTAAATGGGTCACCACTAGAACCTGTTTGTTGGTCTTTTAGTAATGCCATTAAGCTACGAACAGCGTTGTTTAAGTTAGCTGGTGAACAACCTTCAGCAATATTGATATTAGTTATATCTGTATTATCTGCTGCTGTTGTGCTAAATTCTGAAATTTTGGTTTTTGCCATGTTTTATCCTTGTCTAAGCCATGTATCTGATGATGGTGAAATTGTTGTCCATGTGTCTGAACTTGCTGATGATGGTGTCCATGTATCTGAAGATGGTGTGACAGGTGTCCATCCTTCACCTTGTATAATTCCGTTTGCTGTAACTGTGGCTATAGGTGTTATAGATGCACTTGCACCTGCTACAATACCACCTAGACAATATACACTAGCATTAGCGACTATACTGCCTTCACCACTTACTACATATCCGCCTAAACAAGATACAGTTGCATTTCCTGTAATGCTTGCAGCGTTTGTTCTGATAACTACATAATTAAGTTCTACTGTGCCATTGGCTGTAATAGATGCTGAACCATTAATTTCAAACGAACCTAAAGCAGTTACAGTAGCGTTACCTGTAATTGAACCTACAGCATCTCTTATGCGTAAGTAAACAGCACTTACATCAGCAGTTCCGTTTATAGAACCGTTATTTAATCTTATTCTTGTTGCGTCACTTGTAACAGTAGCGTCTGCAGTAATAGTAGCACTAAATGGTTTTATCGCATTAGCGTTAGCAGTAACAATTGCATTTCCATCTACTTGGGCAGAGGCTAATACTATGCCTCCTATCTTACCTAGTGTGCTGAAGGAGGTTTCAGCAAATGCGGTTATGCCAAACATTATTCTGCTACTTCAACCCAAGAAGTTGTTGCTTCATTCCATGTATATCTTTTATCATCTGTAGGATAATCAACAGGGGCTTTCCATTGGCAAGTTGTTTCATCTAATAACCATGAGTTATACGGTTTAGGTGCAATAAAAGCATCACGACCTTCGTCATAAGTGTATCCTACACCAGCGTAATTCTTACGAATATTGCCGTTATAAGATGTTTGTTTCCAAGTGCCACCTAAAAGATTAGAGCAAAAGTCTATACCTTTTAGTTCTGACTCTTGTCCGTTTTCATCAAGAATATCTTGGTTAGCTACGACTATTACTTGGGTTACTATATTGTTTTCTAATTTTGCAAAATGTGCCATTGTTATTTCCTTTGTTGTTAAGCTGTATAACTTCCTGAAGCAGTAAATTTTAATATAGTATTAGCACCTGATGTTGTCACAGTAGGGCTTCCTGTTGTAGTTCCTGTGTATTTAGTAGTAGGTATTGATAATATTACCACACCTGACCCACCTGCACCGCCTGCACCATAACCAGCACCACCTGCACCTCCGCCACCACCTGTGTTAGCTGTGCCTGATGAACCTGCACCAGCTGATGTAGCATTAGCATTACCGCCACCTCCAGCACCACCTGAACCTACAGTTCCAATACCACCGCCTCCGCCACCGCCAGCGTATGTAGTAGAAGTTCCTGAAATACTAGAAGCAGTCCCTGCTCCACCGTTACCACCTGATGATGCAGTTCCGTTAGCACCTACCGCAGAAGCACCACCGCCACCGCCACCGCCATAAGCACCACCTGCATCATAAGCAGTACCACCGTTATTACCCTGTCCTGAAGTTCCTGTACCAAAGCTAGAACCTTCACCAGCACCACCTCCTGAACCACCGTTCCCTGCGTTAGTTGGTAAATCATTTTTACCTCCGCCGCCGCCACCTGTAGAAGTTACTGTAGTAATTCCTGTTCCTGATAATATAGAATTAGACCCATTAGAACCAGCAAAGTCACCAATACCAGAACCTCCACTACCACCGCCACCAACCGTAACTGTATATGTATTACCTACTAATAAAAATGTAGATGAGGTTAATAATCCACCTGCACCGCCACCACCACCAATGTTTGTTGCTGCTCCACCACCACCAGCTACTACTAAATAGTCTACAGAGTATATAGGTTGTAAACTACCAGAGCTTGTAAATGTATGTATTGTGTTTCCACCTGATGATGTTACAGTTCCGCCTGTAAATAATTGTGAGCCAGCGTATGAGATGATAACTGTTCCGCTACCGCCTGCACCGCCAGCGAAAGAACCTGTGCCACCTGCACCACCTCCACCGCCACCAAGATTAGTAGTTCCTGCAACACCAGCAGCATTTGTGCCACCATTACCTCCGCCTCCTGAACCTCCTGAACCAGCCGTTCCTAAACTTGGTTCAGCACCACCACCGCCACCGCCTGCATAATATGTAGCAGTTCCTGAAATAGATGATTGAGAACCTATACCACCATTTGGAGTTCCAGCAGTTGCACTTGTTCCAGCTGCGCCTGCTCCACCACCGCCACCTGATTGATATGGTGAAGTTTCAGGTCTACCAGCACCGCCGTTGTTACCTTGTCCTGAAGTTCCTGTTCCTCCTGAACCTCCTGTTGTAAGACCGTTACCACCGCCACCGCCTGAACCGCCATTACCACCATTTACGCCTGTTGCAATATTAGTAGAATAAGCACCATAACCACCACCTGTGGAAGTTATTGTAGTTAAACCTGTGCCTGACAATATTGAATTAGAGCCTTGAGAACCTAAATTTCTACCAGCTACGCCACCACTTCCACCAGCACCAACTGTTACTGTGTAAGTTGCAGGATAATATAATGTTGTTGTAGAAGCTAAATAACCACCAGCACCACCGCCTGCACTACTACCTGAAAATGTAGCAGTTCCGCCACCACCACCGCCACCAGCTAATACTAGATAACTAGCTGTAACTGCTGTAGCAGGGACTAATGTTCCTGAAGCTGTGAATGTGTGTATTTGGTTACCACCTGAAGTAGTAACTGTGCCACCTGTGAATTTGGGTGTAGCAGATGTGTAAGATATGATGACTATGCCTGAACCGCCTGCACCGCCTGATGTAGTGCCAGTAGCATTTCCACCACCACCACCACCTCCGCCTAAATTAGCTGTCCCTGCTGTTCCGTTTACATTTGCAGTTCCTCCAGCTCCACCTCCGCCAGCACCGCCAGCTCCTCCTGGATTATCTGAACCACCGCCTCCACCGCCAGCATAGGTTACAGAGCTTCCTGAAATAGAAGATGCAGTACCTGCTCCACCTACTCCACCATTAGAGCCTGCATTTCCACCTACAGCAGAAGCGCCACCACCTCCACCACCACCATAAGGTGCGCCATTTTGACCTGTTCCGCCATTATTTCCTTGACCTGAAGTTCCTGTTCCTGCTGTGCTAGAAGCTGTAGAAAATCCACCACCACCGCCTGAACCTCCATTACCTCCTGTAGAAGCAGAGCCACCTCCAGCAAGACCACCACCGCCTCCGCCTGTTGATGTAACAGTAGTTAAACCTGTTCCTGATATTACTGAATTAGACCCTGATGCTCCGTTTAAATTAGCTACAGCAGCACCGCCTGCTCCAACAGTAACAGTATATGTAGTTAATGTTGATAATGTTGCAGTAGAAGTTTTGTAACCTCCAGCACCTGCACCGCCAGCAGCTCCACTTGATGAAGGAGCGCTTCCGCCACCGCCACCTCCTGCAACAACAAGATAAGATGCTTCTACATTAGTGCTTTTAGATGACAATACACCATAAGCTCTTGCTGCTTGAACGGCTAGTCTTGATAATAAGGACATTAACTAATTCCTATTTGAATTGTGTTTGTGCTGCGAATACTGTAAATGCTGCTGAACCTGTTTTAACGATTGTGTATGAGTAAGCATCTATACCTGAAGCGTTACCACTTGTCCATGCTGTGCCACCTTGATATTTAGGTGTGACAGATGAACCATCAATAGTGAAAGCATTATTATAATATGCTGTTGCACCTTGTGTGACTAAAAATACTACAGTCAATGCTTGACCTGTAGACATTAAAGTATCTAAAGATGTTGAGCTATTTGCTCTTACATTAACTGTCCAGTTAGCTGAAGCAGATGTTGTGTAGTATAAAACTGATTGAGTTGTAACATCATAGTTAATAGTACCTGTAGCTGCAGTAGCTGATATTGTTGTAACTTCTGCTGCATCTTGGAATACTGCACCAATAGCTGTTGTTGAGCCTGTGAATGTTTGAGTAGCTGTGAATGAAGTTGCAGTTGCTGGAGCTACATAGTCTGTACCTGCTGAAGCTGCAGTTAATCCAGTAGAGCCATCACCTTTTTGAAGTGCTGTACTAGAAGTTAAGCCAATAATAGTATCGCCTGACTGTAATTCTTGTATTGTTGTGCCATTAAGCACTAATCCATAACGAGTTGCCATAATTTTCCTTAACTTACTGTAACATTAATTGTTGAGCCACTTCTATTTAATACAGGTAAAAAACCATTAGCTAAAGCAACGTCAGCAGTAGTTGTATCTCTTTTAGTCACTACCATTTTAGTAGGTAAATTACCTACATAGATTGCTTTTTCAGCAGGGTAAGTAACAAATACATCTTTAGAACCTGCACTAAAATTAACTGCACTTCCACCATTGCTAGACTCTAATATAGTATCACGAGATAAAGTAGTGCCTGATAACGTGTATGTTCCTACACCTACTTCCCATTCATTTGTATTAGCTAACTGTATCGTATAGAACGTAGTATTAGTATCACCAATTACAGAGAATGACTGAAAGCCTGTAGCAGCACCGCCTAATGTAATTGTGCCTGTGCCTGTGGTCGTAGTGGTTTCTCTTACCCTATCTTTAACGACTAGAGCCATGATTTATCCTTACGCTAATGTAACTGAAAGGTTACCTGTTGAAATCTTAAAAATATCGCCAGAGTCAATAGCTTTAGCTGTATCCAAAGCTGTATGGTATAAAAGATTTCCTGATGTTGCTGCATCATTAATACCAATCCAACCTACTGTTCCCCATGAAGCTGTTGCTGTTGGGAATGTAACATCAGCATCATTTAATACGTTACCTGATGTACCTGAAGCTGTTGCAAATGATACTGCTGTTCTAGCGTATGAACCACCGGATACTTCTGTACCACTACCTGCGTCTGTAGGGTCTGAAGTCCATAATGATACGTATATGTTAGCTGGTGCTGTGTATGTTGTTGCGTTTAGAGTAGCGTTTAAAAGTGCATTCTCTAAATAATTACTCATTTCTGCCATGATTTTTCCTTTATCTTGGTGTTACGCTTAATGTTGTGTATGGATATGTTGAACCTAAATCACTCTTCTTAATATTAGCAATTGCTCTATCGTATAAAGCAGACCATGTAGCAATTCTTTGGTCGTTCATAAGATATGGTTCTGCCTCTGCTAGAGTTGCGTAAAGTAGAGCATCTGGATAGTATGCTAAATACAAGTTACTAGAAGTTGTGCTAGAGATAAATGTAGGTTGAGCATAATATAAAATTTGAACTGTGTAGCTTGTATCAGGACCTGGTGCAAACTTAAATTCTGTACCTAACATTGTAAAGTAGTGAGGTCTGCCTGATAATGTTGTTTGACCATCTCTAAAGAATAAGTCAGGTGACTGAAACTCTAGTAACACAGGTGGGTTACCTAACATGTGTATTTCTCTGACTTCTAAAAAGTCTGTAGGAAAGCCTACTGTGCTATCTGTAGTGTCAGCAGTAGCGACTTTTAACATTCTTTCTGTTCTTAAATCACGAGTCATTCTAAATTGTGCCATCTGAATGAAGTCAGGTATCTGTGATGTTAAGTCTGTTCGTGCTAAGTAGTTTTCTACCGTAGTTACAAACGAGGTATAGTTAGTAAACGCCATCTAATTGTCCTTTTAGTCTATCCCAGCACTTGTCCATCTCATCTTTATGCCATTCACTTGCAGCTAATGAGCTTAACCATGCTGTTCTGTCAAAATATGTTAAGTTTTCTATGTCTTT